CTCCAGCCATATTACTTTTTGGAGGAACCCATTCCGGGTGAAGTGGGGGCGGGTTGCAGTTTGCCAGCGTAGAAGATGCCTGAAAATTCGCTACCCCTTGGGTTATTGCCGAGATTCTCTTTGGCGTGTCCACGAGTGGAAAATCCTTCACTTTGTAATTTGGGCTCCGTAGCCCTATTGATATTTTTAGACATATGTTTCATTGGGTTGAGGTTATAGATATGCGAGTTAATTTATAGTTTGATTTTCAGAGATAGGCAAGGATTTATATCTTTTCTTTCCTGCCTCTGAAAGTTTTTTCTTCCATTCTTCTGAAAAAGGTTTTCTTTTGGTTCCTGTTTTAGATTCAGAAAGTTTTTTCCGCATAGCATCAGATTTTGTTTTTCCTTTGCTTGCTTTAGAAATTTTACTTCTAGCTTCTTCGGTATGTTTGTACCCTAGAGTATTTTTATTTCCTTTTAATGAATTAGAAATATTTACCTTATGCTCTTTAGATAGTGTTTTACCTTTGTGCCAATTAGACATTTTCTTTTTGGATTCTTCTGAATACTGCTTAAAGGCATTTCCTCCATTATCTTTATTGTATCCAAATAAAGGATTATTGCTTCTATAATAAAAAATCCAAGCCCTTTCCCGTACGTCCAACATTTCTATTGAGCAATACTCAAGAATTACAAATTCAAACACTTCTTCTCCGTAGAAATCCCATGAATATTGTAAATGTTGATTATAGTGATTCTTTGCTTTTAAACGAATAAGATGTCTTCTTTTTCTTGTAAAAACATCGACGCTCTGACCAACGTACCACTTTCCATTTTCGGTATTACGCCATCCGTAAATACCCGAATCTTTCATAAAATTAGAGAGATCCGAGGTTCGCTACTTGCCAAGTGAAAGTTGTAATCATTGTATTTGCGGCAGGGTTAAATACCCATATTGTAAATCCAGTCGTTGTTTTGGTTCCATTTACAACACCCCACGATGAAGCAGAAGTTCCAGTTGCAGAAGTAGGAGTAAAGTATCCTGTAACTTGATAGTTTGCATTAGCCATTGCGGTTGGAATAGTGATGGGAATTGTCTGCGCTGATCCAGAAGGGGCAATGGACACAGTTCCAACTTGATAATTAACAGCATTAAGTTGATTCTGAATCGTTAGAACACTTTGTTGAAGTGCTGTAATTTGTTCTGGTGTAACTTGATTCAAAAACGGAATATTCACAGTTCCGTTGTTTAGATAAAGTTGAATAAAGCTATTAAGAATATCGCTCCATTTTCCTTCTGGACAATAGTTTGCAGGAACAATTGGGAAAAGCAATTGGGCTGGAGAACTTTGATTCTGCATAGATATTTAATTTATAGAGATGTTTGTTTGTTCTTGCAATGATTTTATCCATTGACAGAAGATACAGCAGTAGAAAGTGGCACAATCCTATAATAGTCAAGATCATTGATAGGACAGCAATTTACTGGCTCTGGGGAATTGTAAAATGTATCTGGGCAATATCCCTGCGGAAGATCAATTTTATCATTAAAGATAACTGCCAATCTAACCCTATCGACAATACAAGCTCCCTCTAGGTTGATCTTTACTTGAAATTCTGAACCTTCTTGTAGCGGAATCTCATTAAAAGATTCGCACTTGTCAATATCTGGCGAAGGGAATCGTATTTGTTGATAACGAGGTTGGGAAACAACTGGTGTGCAATTACTTGCAATTGGTGTGCATTCACTTACTCCTATTTTAATCGGGTCTAATAGGGTGTTAAAACAAGCATAAGAATCTGGGCGAAAATCACAGCTTGCTGTTATTTGTTCTTTCAGATTGGAAACCCACATTTCTCCACCGACAAGTTGTTTGCGAACAAACTTTGATGCACCTTCATTTGGCGTGAAATCAAACCTCTTTGTAATGAAGAATGATCTGATGGGTACACTTCCATATACTTGTGAGTAATCATCAACTCCTGTAGCCAATACGCTACTATTTTGAAGTTCGTATAAGCGGTTTACACCATCAGCATCAAATGAAAAAGCAAATCCACGCTGAACGCCATTGATTTGAGCAGTAAGAAGTTGTGTTGGTTGTGGGCCTTCCCACAATCCATTCCAGCGTGTAGGCATTGCGGCATCAGCCTCTACCCTGCTTGGCTGTTCTACATCCAGAACAATCATTGCCCTACAGGGACGATGTAATCCATATGAAGGATTTTTATTGGCAACAGTAAACGGAGAAACAGTAGCAATCAATCTGTTGTCAAAAAACATGGCACTCTCAAATTGCCTCAACCAAGGTGTATCGTAGTTTACCCAAGGTTGAACTTCTCTTGAGACTTTCTTAAAAGAAAGAGCTTGGTAGAAATCTACTTGAGCATTGTTGTAGAAAGCCCATCCATCATCAGAACGGAAATACACATCATTGTTTACTCCTGTAATGCTCCAAGGAGATCGACATCCTCTTCCAATCAATGATACTTTTTGAATATTGTTGGCTTGCCATGTAGTACGATCTTGTGAGAGATCCAAGGTAAATGATCCATTCTCACAGAATACAACTAGTTCGCCTTGGCCTCTGACGTTGATATTGAGAGATGGCATAACCCTCATTCCAGTTATTAATCCAAGATTTGCTGGAGGAGTAAATGATCCACCCTCGGCCCAATATGTTTGTTCTGTAAAGTTTTGGGTATTAGAAGTCGTAGTGAATCCATTTCCATAAATAATATCGGAAACATAAATATTGTTACTTGCATCACTTACAGCAACTCGACCATAGGCATATGCCATTATTGTCCCGATTGGCATTTGTTGTGCCGCTGGATTAAGCCTAAAGATATGATTAGGATCTTCTGCTGTTGGAGTTGTTGTTAAAACAGTTGTTGTGGCAATGTTTGACCAAGGAGTTGCAGAACTATCTGAAAATAATGATCTTACTTGAAATGAATAAGAAGTAGTTGTTGAGGATGCAATATATGTATAAGAAACCTGACCTACTGGAATAACTGCAATTGTTTGAAAAATATTACCACCAAATTGAACTTGTATTTCTGTTCCTGTTGATCCAGCGGCATTATTTGTCCACGTTAAATTAATACTTGTATTACCATCTCCTTGTGCTTGAAGATTTGTGGGAACTCCAGAGATATTCCCATCCCATGCAATCGGATCTTGGTATCCATTTTGGATATAGACCCAATTTTCTGCTTGCACAAACCAAGTGTGCATTAACGTTGGATCATTACCCGAAATTAAAGGATAAAGAGTGCAAACATTGTTCACTATAGAAAGGAAATATATTGTTCCTGCTACAGAACAGATAATTCCATCTACAGAACCAGAAGAGATAGCTTTATATTGATATGCGCCTTGAAAATTTCCAGTTTGGAAATCTTCTAATGTTGAATTTGGATAACCATAAGCAAGATTAATCTGAAGATCTGCAAATGGTGGGCGTGTAGCATTTACGCCTTGTCTGAATGAACGATTTACACAAGACGAAACATATGTTGCTGGCAAAACACTTGGATGCGTTTCGGCATCCATAGCGATTGTAGCAATTGTTCCATCATAGACCCTTGTATCATTAGCCATGAGGCTTTAAGTTTTGATGCAATAAACCATTGCAATATTTGCAGGGCGGTTTTCTGTGCCTCCTGTTGCGGCATTGGTAACTGTAATTCCAGTAGCACTTGATCCTGTAGTTCCCGATGCTTGGACTGTTACAAGAGCTGAAACGGCTCCAGATCCAGCACCTGCCCCGTTTGTTGGAATAGTATGCGAGTGACCCGGATCTGTAACAGTTGGCGTGTGAGTATGACTTGCAAATGCACTTGCTTGTTTTGTTCCAAAGGTTCCAGAGGTAGTACCATCACTATTTGTTCCATATCCACGGACAAAATAACCACGAAGGTCAGGAACGCCAAAAGTTCCAGATGATCCACCATAAGTGTTACCAAGTAATGCCCCTAATGTCGGATATGCTGTAACTGTATAAGTAGATCCATCACATAGTAACCATCCAGAAGGGACAGTTCCACTAGTTACATTATAAGCAAAAGGAAGCACAGCACCAGAAGGCACTACGGTTCCGAGGAATGTTGTTGCGGCTACAGCTATTGGGTTGCCATATCCATCCCATGAAAGAACTGATGAAGATGATCCTGTTAGTTCATAAACAGTATTTGCGCTTACACCAGATGGAGGAGTAGATGCAGATTTACAAACAACTCCATTGTTAGGAACGATAGATTCAATTGTTCCCCAAGTTGATTGAGTTCCACTAGGGGAATAAATAGGGAATTGTGTTTTAATAGAAACACTAGGAGTAAAAGCGGAAAGCTGACCAGTAGGACTGGTTGCTTGAAGTTGTCCTTGATTTGCTGTAGCCTGACCAGAACCATTCCCCAAAAATACAGGGTTTGCTACAGAAGTGTTACCCCAAGAGATCAACCCGGTAGAAGCATTATAAAACAAAATACTATTAGAGGCCAAAGTAGGAACTGTGTATTTACAAGAGCTAGAATCCTCTCCTACCACACGAACAATAGTTCCTGCACCTAGAGATGTGCAAGTAGTAGGGAAATTAGGGTTACACGCAGGAGGTGCGTATTGAACGGTTCCTTGGCAACCGCATCCTCCCCATCCGTTGTTGTTACATCCGCAAGACATAGATTTGTTGGTTTATAAGTTAATTATTATTTTAGGTCAAGATAGAAGGCCAAATGGCTTT